TGGCAAGTCCAAAATCTTCACGTATATGAAAGACACTTCCATCTGGTAAAATAATGAGTAAACTAATCCACATTACTGATATATTAGAAACTAAATTACGTAAAGAAAAAGAACTGGAGTACTACCAACAAGAACTAGAAAAGCTCCAGCAAAAAATGTTTTTTATTAAGAAGGATATTGATATTACTAACCTAATCATAGAGATGATTGAGCGTGACAAGGTTTATGATGTTAAACAAAATATGATTGGTAAGTCTGATGAATAAATGGGATATACGTTATCTCAATCTTGCAAAGGAAGTAAGCACTTGGTCAAAAGATCCGTCGTCTAAGATTGGCGCAGTTGCAATCGGATCGAAAGGCCAAGTGCTTGCGCAAGGTTATAATGGTTTTCCACGTGGGATTGATGACAGTCAATCACGATATAGTGTAAAAGAAATTAAATACAAATATGTGGTTCACGCAGAGCAGAATGTGATATATAATGCTACGTATAATGGAGTGTCTTTGGACGGATCCACCTTGTACGTATGGGGATTACCAGTTTGTTCAGATTGTGCAAAGGGTGTAATTCAAGTAGGCATCAAACGTGTTGTCATGCCTATTGATAAGTACCCAACACAGTGGGTGGAATCTTTTGCACAGACTTCATTAATGTTTGATGAAGCTGGAGTTGATTATGGATTTATACAAATCTAAAATTATTTTCGTTGGAATGAATCCTTCGAAAGTAGCGGTGAGCAAGTCAAAGGGATCAGCCTATAAACGGTTCCATAGTTGGTTAGATCAATTGGACCTTTCCTTCGTCTCCTTCACTAACTTATCATTTGACCCTCAGTGGGATTTCAAGTTCAAGACTTTTGACCACAATTTGCTATGTACAAGTCTTGAAGGATATGATAAGATAGTTGTATGGGGTTCAATGGTTTCTAACTATATTTCTCGTTTGGGATATAAAGATCACTTTGTCTTGCCTCATCCGTCTCCTCGAAACAGGAAATTAAACGATCATAAATACGTACATCACACACTAAACGAATGTAAGGATTTTTTAAATGACTAAAATTGCTATTGTGCTTGGACGTGGTACAGAAGGTTGTGGAGTAACACAATGTGCTATCCAAATGCAAAAAGTAACTGATGCTGATATTTTCTCTGCTGCTGATAAGAAATGGGGTAGAGCTAAAGGATTAGAAATTCAGCAAAAAGAATTTATGATTGGGACCGATTGGGAAATCACTGCAGATGTTATTAATTCTAACTATGATTTAGTTGTCATCTATTCAGTCCCATCCAAAGGCCACCCACAGGATTGCCAAGATAATTTTGTTCCATTCCTTAAAAGGATTACCAAACGTAAAGCATTTATTAATGTGGACCATAAAGCAGCATCCATTGCACGTAATGCTAACTTAAAAGAGGTTTGCGAAAATGTAGATGTGATTATGACTCATAGTTTGGAAAATGATTTCTCTAAGTTTATGCGGAAAAACAAAATCCAAACTCCTCTTACAAAGATGGCACTTGGTTTTGATTATGATGGACACCGCCAAAAGTACTGGCGTCCTATTGAAGAACAGCAACATAATGTAGTACGTTGGATCGGCCGCACAGCAATGTGGAAAGGCCCAAGCCTAATGATTGACTTCCATCAAGATGCTTTGATGGAAAAAGGATTCATTAGTATCCTCGAAGGATTGGAAGCTTCTATTCAGTATCCTCTTGTATTATACCGTGATAATAAAGAAGAAAAGCCAGTAGACCGTCGTTTGGTTGAAAACTATTTCCGGCCAGAAAAACAATATAATGAAGTCAAGTTTACGCCAGACCTATATGGTAAAGAAGAACTAGGTCGAGGCGCTTACCTGTATCCACAATATACAAATAATGAAGCAATGATGCGGATGGCTCGTTCTGCTTTTGGATCTGATCTTTACCACTTAAAAGCAGAAACATATGGTGATAATATTGAAAATTGCCATGCTGAATGTGTAGCATCTGGTACAGTACCATTGTTCCACAAACACTTCTGTGATAATGTCATACATAAAGTACAAGGTAAACCTATTAGTCAATGCCAAAACTCGGGCACACTTGGAGTTGACTATTCAAACTTTTATGAGTGCCAAGATATTATGAACAAACTCAAAAATGATCCTGCTATGAGAGATGATTGGAGAGAGATGGCCTTTGAGTTCTGGAAGCAACACTCCGATGGAGAAGATGTTGTCAAAGAAATCATTGACCTAGCCATCAATACAACAAAAAACCAACCACAAGGACTAGAGGAATTTTTCCAATGAAAGTATTAATTACTGGTATTGCCGGCATGATCGGCTTCCACACAGCACAAAAACTATCTGCAGAAGGATGGGATGTTGTTGGTGTGGACAACTTTAATCCATATTACAATCCAGACTTAAAAGAAGACCGAGCTGCGATTTTGCGGGATATTGGAGTTTCAATTTTACGTGCTGATATCCAAAACTTTGATAAGCATGTAGAGTCAAACACTATTATGGATGATGTAGATGTAGTACTACACCTTGCAGCATATGCAAATCCACGTCATTCCTTTGAAGAACCACAGCACTATATCGATACAAACATTACAGGTACACAACGTATTATCGAAGTTCTACAGCGTAAGAACATTCCGTGTGTATATGCATCAAGCTCATGTGTAATGCATGGCCAGCCTTTGCCTTGGAATGAGCATGATCGTCCTGCTCACCAGAATAATCCATACGGCTGGTCCAAACGCTCAAATGAATGTCAGTTTATGCATTCCACCTTGCCCCGTAGCATGGGTCTACGTTTCTTTACTGTATATGGTCCGTATGGTCGACCAGACATGGCTCTATTTAAATTCACAGATAAGATTGTAAAAGGTGAGCCAATTGACTTATACAACTTTGGTGACATGAAGCGTGACTTTACTTATGTAGGTGATATTGTAGATGGTATTGAAATTGTCCTAAACAAAATCGTAGAAGATACTGACTCTTACCACGAAATATATAATATTGGTTATGGACAACAAGTACAGCTCCTTGATTTTGTGGATCATATTGAAAAGAACCTTGACCGGAAAGCGATCCGTAACCTTGTTCCTGCACACCCTGCAGACACACCTGAAACGTGGTCTGACACTACAAAATTGCAACAACTTGGTTATAAACCAACCACACCAATCTCTGAGGGTGTAGAGAAATTTGTGAGTTGGTACAAGGAATATTATAAGGTCAACTAATGAATTATGCAAGCATCGTTCCACTAATAGGAGGAGAAACGATTGCGATGGAAAAAGTATTCGGGAAACGTCCCGAATACATCCTATCGTACTCAGACTTTCAAGCAAATGACAGCCAACTTCTTAATTATTATAACAACACTATTCCTTATCTTCTTCTTGATCAAGGTGAGCTTGCTCCTCATCGAGTGGATGTGGTCAATACTGTCTGCCCTTGTGCTGGGCTTAGCTCGCTTAGTCCTACTAGCAGCGGTGATAGTACTACTAATGATTGGATGGTCAAATCTGCAGAGTACGTGCTTGAATCAATCCAGCCAACTGTGTTCTGGGGTGAGAACGCTCCAAGACTGGCAAGTAAAATGGGAGAACCTGTTGTTAGCAAGCTTCGAAACCTTGCAAGAAAAAACGGATACAGTTTCTCAATCTACAAGACAAAGTCAATCCTACACGGATTAAGTCAAGTCCGTGACCGTACTTTCTATTTCTTTTGGAAAGGCAACCAAGTCCCACTGTTTAAGAATTACAAACGTGAGTACGTAAAGATCGAAGATCAGATCCGTTCATCTGCAACTAATGAACCAGATCCAATGTTCGAACAGGTGAATAATAAACAGAAACCTTCTGATAATCCTTACTATCAATTTGTATTAGAAGAAATGCATGGTGGTATCAGCCACTCAGAATTTTTCCAGTTGATTGAAAAAACCACCAATCCGTTACATTATATCGAAGATAAAAAAGTGAGTTACCGTGAGGTTGCTAAATGGATGAAAGGCAGAGGCCACGATAAGTTAGCAGATAAATGCGAATATATGCATAAGAAGCTTGCTGCAGGCGGTAACATTATGAGAAAAATGACAGAGGTCGGAAAGGATCATATTGGTGCCTTTGTTGGTCATTTTCCCCATAGCCTATGTCACCCAGATCAAGATCGATACATCAACACGCGTGAAGCATTGGACATTATGAAAATGCCAAAGGACTTCCAACTACAAGGTGGACTTAAGAATCTAAATATGATTTGCCAAAACGTTCCTGTTACGACAGCAATGGATATGGCAGAAAACGTAAAAGATTTCTTAGGTGGTACAGCGCATATGATCGTAGCTGAATATATCGTACAAGATAATAAAAACCAAACGTATATTACGGAGAAAAAACCAAACACTTTAGAAGCCTTTCTGTAAAAAAAAACGTAAGTGGTTGTTTTCAAACGAAACAAAAATGCACTTTTTTGTTTACATTCCGTTTGCACTATGGTAGACTAGTTATATAAGGAATGAAAGGAAACACTATGAAAAAGTTCTCAGTATATCAGCTTCAAGGTTCAGACTTCCGTGATGAGCGTTTTGACCTAGGTTTTGGCAAAGATCCAAAAGCACTAGCTGAAAAACTTTTCAACGACTGGTCATATACACTAGCTGCTGAAATCACTGCACCTGATTTGAATGGTGTTTTCCAAGTTGGTAACATCGGTCCAGTAGAATACATCCGTAAGATTGCTGACCGCATGTCTTCAGTTTCAGTTGGTGATATCATTGAAGATTTAGATACACAGGAAAAGTATCTTGTAGCAAACTTTGGTTTTACTCAACTATTTGACGAGGAGTTAGTATAATGAACAGCACGGACTTTATCTTTGAAGAAGTAGATCGTATTAACGCTAGCACAGCTCAAGGCGAGCAATCAATCATGGTTCAATCAGACATGAAGAAGTGGGCTGAGAAAGAAGGCCACTGGCCAATGATGGATTATGTTCATATGGTTGCAGCTCATGCGGTTGCTCGTGGCTGGACACAAGAAGGTTTTACCGGATTGGAAATCATTGAATAAAGTGGTTTACTTTTGTAATGCACTGTGGTAGAATACCACTATTGAATGGAGGAAAATATGCAAAGATCTGGTAAATCACATAAGGCTGCAATGGGTTCTGATGGTCGTGTTGACCTACGTGAAATTATTGATTTTATGGAACGTTGTGCAAACGTATTGAATCGTGATAATCAACCCGACTCAGCTTTCTACTTTGAACAAATCGCGGAGTTTGTCCGTGATAATCCTAACAAAGGTCTAAAAGAAGATGTAGGCCGTATCTTAGGTCTTTAATCAAATGAAACGCATAGTGAACATAACAAGCGGGATTCTTTCTATGTCTATCGTAGCAGCAATGGTAACTATTGGAATGATGGGTACACCTGAATTGGATACCAAACAACACGAATGCCTAGCAATGAATATTTACCATGAATCTCGTGGTGAAGTTATTGAAGGACAAATTGCTGTTGGTCATGTCACCTTAAATCGTGCAGCCCACTCTGCGTTTCCTGAGTCAATCTGTGATGTGGTCTATCAGAATAAACAGTTTAGCTGGACTTTTACTGTTAAAGACCACACACCAAATGAAGAAAAATCTTGGACACAGGCAAAAACTCTTGCCCGTGACATTATGATTGGTAACACTGTAGATCCAACAAATGGTGCTACGTTTTACCATGCAAACTACGTAAATCCATCTTGGGCTAAACAAATGGATGTAAGTAAAGTAATTGGTCTACATGTATTTTATACATGGGACGGAACCTGGGAGTAATATATAATGATTGAAATGAACTTAGCAGATGTGCCTAGCTTTTGCACGTACTCAACTCGAGTAATTCCTTGGGATTCTGCTCATTGGCAAGATGAGTTGCGGAATACGCTTGGAGAAGAAGTTATTGTGGAAGTCCGCAATAAAGTAAATCCAGCGTTCCGTCAATCTCATACTTGTAAAAGTATTGAAGATGCTCATAATACGTTGTACAAATGGAAAATGCTTCATGGTGCAACTAAGCCAAATAAAAACACTGTAAAGAAAGAAGGGCGCACTGCTCCTAATCGAGACTATGAGGTAAAAATTATGTCAGCCAATAAAGACATTGAATACAAATTTAATGAAGGAGCTCTAATTGCTGAGTTTAAAGAATACGTTGATAGCACTTACGGCCAGCATTATGCAAAGGATAAATTTCAAGCTACTGAGTTTATTATTGATGGTGGACATGGTACTGGTTTTTGCATTGGTAATGTATTAAAGTACGCACAACGTTATGGCAAAAAAGGTACATCGGCTGATGCCCGCAAAGACTTAATGAAGGTATTGCATTATGCACTCATCGGACTCCACATTCACGATCAGGAGACATAAAAATAATTATATAGCTTATGATGGTAAAACTGGAAAAGTGATAATTATATCACAGTTCAGAAATATCGTCATGAGCTATTTACAATCTTTAGGCTATATGATATAAGTATACTCGTAAACGTTGAAGCAACGTGGACACATACTGGACCTCGGGGCAGTACCGAGCTGGTCCACCATAGATACACTGTTTAGGGTATTCAGTTACACGGGGACAGGCTTTACGCCGTTTGGCAGTGTATCTTTGATGGGCCAGAACTAGGATCGACAGGTGTGAAGATGACGTGGAGTTTACCGGATGATCGCGTATAGATCAATTTCAATAAATGCAAACGATAACTTTGCACCATCTGGTTTTGCTCTAGCAGCATAAACACAGGGGGTTGGTCACTTACCTAGCAACAGAAAAGTGACACTTTAAATTATGTTAACTTTCATTAAGGGAAAAAGAAAATGAAATTTGTAGCAGCAACAGTAGCAGCGGTGGCATTGGCAGCATGTGCCGCAGATGAAGCAGCAGCGATTGAACTAGGCGGTGGCTTGAAAGCCGGTGGCGAAATCGATATGAACTACACAACTGGTGTAGAAGAATGGGCTTTGGAAGCAACACC